TTAATGATGGTGTTGTTGAAAAATGGTGGCAAGAACCAGGCATAAACAATGAAGGATTAGATGACGACCCATATGTTGAAACCACACCAGAAAATATGATTGCTTATTTACAAGGATAACATTGACAAATAAACTATACTATGTTAAATTATATTATAATATGAAAGAGGTGATTAAATTATGAATCTATCAAGTGATACGGTTGCTGTATTAAAAAACTTTTCAGATATTAACCAGAATATTCTAGTTAAACCTGGAAACAAAGTACAGACAATCTCTACAATGAAAAATATTTTAGCAGAAGCTGAAATATCAGAAAAGTTTGATAGTGAATTTGCTATATATGATCTGCCAGAATTTTTAAGAGCTGTTGAGTTGTTTCAAAAGCCTAACTTAAATTTTAATGGTGGTTCAAATGTACAAATCGCTGATAACAATTCTAAACAATCAATTAAATACTTTTTTGCTGACAAGTCTGTTATTGTGGCGCCTACTAAAAACATCACAATGCCAGATAAAGAAGTTACTTTTACATTAAAAAAAGATGACTTTGCTAGACTTCAAAAAGGTGTTATGACATTAAATCTACCAGATGTCGCTGTAAAAGGTGATGGTAAATCAATCACATTAGTTGCTACAGATAAAAAGAATAAATCATCTAACGACTATTCTATATCAGTTGGTGAAACTAATAAAACATTTACAGCTTATTTTAAAGCAGAAAACTTTAAAATGGTATCAGATGATTATGATGTTGCTATTTCTAAACAAAAGATAAGTCATTTTGTAAACAGAAATAAACCTATACAATATTGGATAGCATTAGAACCTGACTCTGAATTTTAAGGGAGGTTATAATGTCCGATTTTTTATGGGTTGAAAAATACCGTCCTAAAAAAATTAGTGAGTGTATTCTAACACAAGACTTAAAAGAAACATTTACTAACTTTATCAAACAAAAAGAAATACCTAATCTACTATTATCTGGTAGCGCTGGTATTGGTAAAACTACCGTAGCAAAAGCTTTGTGTCATGAGTTGGGTGTTGATTATTATGTAATTAATGGTTCAGACGAAGGAAGATTCCTAGATACTGTACGGAACCAAGCAAAAAACTTTGCTTCTACTGTATCGTTACAGGGTAACGGTAAACCAAAAGTCATCATTATTGATGAAGCAGATAATACTACTAACGATGTCCAACTCCTTTTACGAGCGAATATTGAAACGTTTCACGCCAACTGTAGGTTCATCTTCACCTGCAACTTCAAAAACAAAATCATCGAACCACTCCATTCCAGATGTGCCGTTTTTGACTTTACTTTCAAAGGAAGAGAAAGAGCTTCTCTTGCATCGTCTTTCTTCAAAAAGGTTTCTAAGATCCTTGGCGGAGAAGGGGTCGAGTGCGATCAAAAAGTACTCGCAGAAGTTATACAAAAGTATTTCCCAGACTTTCGGAGAACGCTAAACGAATTGCAGAGATATTCTGCATGTGGAAAAATAGATACTGGCATCTTATCAATGATGTCAGAAGTAAATCTTACAGGACTAATATCAGCATTGAAAACAAAAAACTTTGCTGATGTAAGAAAGTGGACAGTTGACAATCTTGACAATGATGTTAATATTGTTATTCGTAGAGTCTACGATACCTTATATAATGCGCTAGAACCAATGTCGATTCCACAGGCTATATTGATTCTTGCTAAATATCAGTATCAGGCTGCATTTGCTGTTGATCAAGAGATCAATACACTTGCTTGCTTTACTGAAATTATGTGTGATTGCAAATTTAAATGATTTTAACTTCAGAAGATACACTATACGCTTATGATAAAATTCACCAAGCGTATGATGGTGTAGAACGTATTGATGATTATTTTCGTATGAAAAAGATGGAGCGAATCAATAAGATTCCGACTCCTCTTTTTGGTATGAGATGGGAAGATGATCTCTTTCAAAGTTATGATATGAGTCCTCAAGATATGGACTTTAAGATTGTAACTCCTGATCATTCTACGTTCAATACTCTTCTAGAAATGACAGCATCTTTTACCTATGAAGATGCGCCTGGCAAAGAAGTAAAGATCATTGTTCAAGAAACAACCACTAATAAGGTTGTAGGATTTATTAAACTTGGATCGCCCATAATTAACTCAAGACCTAGAAACGAGTACCTTGGAGGGGTGCCTGACCTCACCATATTCAACAAAAGAGCTATAATGGGTTTCATTATTGTACCTGTACAACCATTTGGATATAATTATCTGGGTGGTAAATTGTTGTCTTTAGTCTGTGCTTCTCATGAAGTCAGAGAAATGTTGAATAAGAAATACAATACAGAAATGTGTTTGTTTGAAACCACATCTTTATATGGTAATATAAAAGGTACGAGTCAATATGATGGACTAAAACCATATGTCAAATATCTTGGCGACACTGATTCAAAGTTTCTTCTTACTCTACCTGATAACATATATCACGATTTACATAAGTGGTTTATAGAGAAGAATGATGGAGAACAGTTAATTCATAAAGGTGCTTCTAGTCGTAAACTAAAAGTACAAACAAAGATGATTTCGATTATCAAGAACTCACTAAAAGAAAATCATCCAGATAAATTTGAAGAGTTTAAACAGTTTATCAAAAGCCGTGAAGATGTAACTACGAAGAAAAGATTTTATATGTCTGATTATGGATATAGTAATGTCAGAGAAGTATTACTTGGTAAGACAGATAAGTTAATTAAGAATGAAATTAATTTTGATAAGTTTTATCTACAAAATTTAATTCAGTGGTGGAAGAAAAAGGCTACTAAAAGATTTGATAAATTAAAGAAAGAGAATAAACTTAGAACTGAACTTGAAGTTTGGAACGAACAAACTCTGAATACTATTGACATTATACGATGAATTTAACTCGCTTTATTGATGATAAATTAGTTTTACGAAAAACTATTCGTATCTTAATCTATCCAAATATTACTTTTTTAAAAGATTTAAGAAAGGATAGTTATATTCAAGTTGTTACAAATATGATAACTGAGCTAAACAAGATTAGATCGGATCTATTCTTTTATATGATTTTGCCTCAGTATATGGATTGTTTAGATTTTCCAAATGTCAAACAACTATACATGAAATTTCCATCTTATCCGCCAACGATGAGATCACACTTTGATGTATTTGCATTTAAAAAATTGGTTGGTCATGACTATGATTTTGATTTAGTATTTTCACATCTTCCAGAACATACAAGTGATATCAAAAATGTAGTTAGTAATATTACACATCATAGTCCAGCTTATTTTGGATATTGTCATTGGTTTGATTTACATGATATTGTTACATGGTCTCATTCAAGTTTTAACAAAAACATTTTGGGTATTTTAGAAATGAATCTTTGTTATGTAAATACTCAAGCTCAGAAAAAAATGGTGATAAAACAAGCTTCTGAAGTATTCAATCCAGTTGTTGTATCAGACTTAGAAGATATTATTCAAGTACAACATCTTGGCGTTAAGAAAAGAGACATTGATAAAACTGTAGTTCCTTATGAAAAAATTATTGTATTCAATCACAGACCAGAAACATATAAAGACTATAAAAATTTTATAGAGATAGTCAAAGAGTTACGGAAAACCAGAAAAGATTTTAAAGTATGGGTTCCTTTGTTAGATCAAAAACCAAGAGAGAAGTGGATAATTACAGATAAATTTAATAAAAAAGGTTATTATGAAAAACTTCGTCAATGTTGTGTAGGGTTTTCACCCAAACAAAAGTACGGTGGATGGAGTGTTTCTACTACAGATGGTTTGATGAATGGTTGTCCTTTTATAATGTATGATGCTGACTATTATCATGAACTAAATCCAACAGCAGACTTCTTTACTTCTAATAAAGAAGCTATAGCCCTTCTGGATAAATATCTAGACGATCCAAGTTATCGTGCAAAAAAATCAGTAGAGTCTTTAGAACATGTTGAACGCCATCTTTTATATGAAGATGAGATTGACTTTATGAGTGACTATATCAATCAATTGGTTGATACATTACATCAAACAAAGTCAGAAGTTACAGACAAATTAGTTCATTTAATTAAAGAGAATACATCTATGACCAAGAAAGAATTGTTTGGAGAACATCTTGGTTGGGGTAGAGGAATTAAATTTGGTGCATACAGAAGAGCACTATTGAATCATCCAAACATTTATGATACTATGAATCCAGAACCAGAATACTGTTGGAAAAATAATGAAAGAAACTAAATGGACAGCACAAATTTTACTTCAATCAAATAGATTAACAAGAGTAGAATTTTTTTCACCATCTAATCTAAGAGAAGATGCTGAGGAAACTGTTAAAGCATTATATGGTGTAACTGATGTTCGTCAGTTAAGAAGATTATGGTCATGAAGTATGAATTGAAGGATTGGTTAAACTCAATTAACCATACAAAGAAAAACATTATTGATGAAGATCCAGATGCTCAATATCCTCCTTTCATTGTCAATAGATGTATGTCTGCACACATTGACACAATCCTTTTAGCAAACGAATTAAACATAAATTCTCATTTAGATCCTAAGTTACAATATGACTTTTTTATACATATAGTGAGGCAGAAAAAAAGGTTTGCTCCTTGGTTAAAAAAGGAAAAAATCAACTCCCTTGAATTGGTCAAAGAATATTATGGTTATAGTGATGAGAAAGCAAGAGTGGCTCTCAAAATTCTGACCGATGATCAAATTGACTATATCAAACAAAGAATGGATCGTGGAGGAAAGCGATGAGTGTGGAACTTGAAGTGAATTGGTCGCCTGACCATATGGTTGAAGTCACATTAAATGAACCAGATGATTTTCTTAAGGTAAGAGAAACGCTAACTCGTATTGGTGTAGCCTCAAGAAAAGAAAAGAAATTATATCAATCTTGCCATATTCTACACAAGCAAGGTAGATACTATATCGTACATTTTAAAGAGTTGTTTGCCTTAGATGGTAAGAAAGCAAATTTATTTGAGAATGATGTACAAAGAAGAAATAGAGTAACACAATTGTTACAGGATTGGGGTTTAGTAAATATAGTAGAATCCAGTAAAGTCAATGACTCTGCTCCTCTAAGTCAAATAAAAGTTTTATCTTATAAAGACAAAGGAGACTGGACGTTAGAAAGTAAATATAATATAGGTAAAAAGAAAACTACTGCTTCGTAAATTGAAAGAGTTTATTCAGCGTCATATTGGCCCTTCTGAAAAAGAACAGGCTAAAATGTTGTCAGATTTAAGATTGTCTACTTTAGATGAACTTGTAAGACAAGTAGTGCCAGATTCTATTTTACTTCGTGGAGATAGTAATCTACCAGAACCATGTAGTGAACAAGAAGCACTCAAAGAATTAAAAGAAATAGCGAAAAAAAATATAGTTAAAAAAAGTTTAATCGGTCAAGGATATTATGGTACAGTTGTACCACCAGTCATACAAAGAAATGTATTTGAAAATCCTGCTTGGTATACATCTTATACTCCTTATCAGGCAGAAATATCTCAAGGAAGATTAGAAGCATTATTTAATTATCAAACACTCATCACAGAACTTACAGGATTACCTGTATCAAACGCTTCCTTATTAGATGAAGGAACTGCAGCTGCAGAGGCGATGTTACTTGCCTATAGTACATCTAATAAAAAAGATTTTATAGTAGATGATAGAGTATTTAAACAGACATTAGAAGTAATAGAGACTAGAGCGAAACCATTAGATATTAATATAATCAAACTTGACTTAACTAGTAACATACCATTGTCTTTCTTTACAAATGCCTTTGGTGTATTGATTCAAATGCCAAATAGAGAAGGTAAGTTAATAGATGTAACTGGATTGTTAAGAGTTGCTGATGTTAACAAATGTATGAAAATTGCAGTTGTAGATCCTATGTGTCAGGTATTGTTGCAACCTGTAGGAGAGATGGGATTTGATATTGCAGTTGGTAGTATGCAAAGGTTTGGAGTTCCTATGGGTTTTGGAGGACCTCATGCAGCATTTTTTGCAACCACTGAAAAATATAAACGTAAGATTCCTGGACGTATTGTAGGGCAGTCGGTAGATAGTCAAGGTAATAAAGCACTACGATTAGCGTTGCAAACAAGGGAACAACATATAAGACGAGACAAAGCAACATCCAATATATGCACTGCTCAAGCACTCCTCGCAAATATGGCAGGTTTTTACGCTGCTTATCACGGTGCGGAAGGTCTGAAAAAAATAGCAACCAGAGTATTAAGATATAGACAAACGTTATTATTAGCATTGAAATGGTGTGGTCTCGAAGTTGATGAATCAGAAGGATTTGATACTGTAAGATTTAAGGGTAAAAAAACTATACAAGATTTTAATGTTCGTTATGAAGATGGTTGGACTATTTTATCATTAGATGAACTTACAACTTTAGAAGAAATATTATTAATTGTTCATTCACAATATGATGATATTCCTTTTAAGATTACTGATATTAGTAAAAAGTATGAATGGCTTTCTACACCAATGAGAAAGAAACCTTGGTTACAACAAGATGTATTTACTAAGTATCAAAGTGAAACAAATATGATGAGATACATTAATGAATTAGTATCTAAAGATTTTTCACTTGTAAATGGTATGATGCCACTTGGTAGTTGTACTATGAAATTAAATGCAGCATCAGAGTTGATGCCTGTATCGTGGGAAGAGTTTGCAAACATACATCCTCATGCACCTAAGAATCAGGTAGAAGGATATGAAATTATTATTGATGATTTAAAAAAATGGTTATGTGATATTACAGGTTTTGCTGATATAAATCTACAACCAAATGCTGGTTCTCAAGGAGAGTATGCTGGTCTATTGGCAATACAAGAATATCACAGAAGTAATGGTGATACAAAAAGAAATGTATGTTTAATTCCTACAAGCGCTCATGGAACAAATCCTGCTAGTGCAGTCATGGCTGGTATGAAAATAGTTCCTATCAAATGTGATGAGGAAGGTAATATTGATATTAAAGATTTAGAAAAACAAGCGATTATGAATACCTTTGAGTTGTCTTGTATTATGATTACATATCCATCAACTCATGGTGTGTTTGAACCAACTATCAAAGACATCTGTAAAATTGTTCATGATAACGGTGGACAAGTATATCTTGATGGTGCAAATTTAAATGCTCAAGTCGGATTGGCAAAACCTTGTGAATATGGTATTGATGTATGTCATATGAATTTACATAAAACATTCTGTATCCCTCATGGTGGTGGTGGTCCTGGTGTCGGTCCGATTGGTGTTGCAGAACATTTAACACCATTTGTTGATCAAAAAGTATCAGCATCTGAATATGGTAGTGCATCTATTTTACCAATTAGTTGGATGTATATTCGCATGATGGGTGGAGATGGTTTAAGAAAGGCAACTGAAATATCATTATTATCAGCAAACTGGTTAGCGTATCGTATCGAACCATTCTTTAAAGTATTATACAAAGGTGAGAATGATAGAATTGCACATGAATGTATTTTTGATTGTCGTTCTTTAACAGTTAGTGCAGAAGATGTTGCAAAAAGATTGATGGATTATGGTTTTCATGCTCCCACATTATCATGGCCAGTTTTAAATACAATGATGGTAGAACCAACTGAAAGTGAATCATTAGAAGAACTTGAAAGATTTGGAAAGGCAATGGTTAATATTAGAAGAGAGATACAAACAAATAAAGATATCTTGAAAAACGCACCTCACACATCGAGGGTTGTCTGTTCTTCAGATTGGGTGTATAATTATAGTCGTGAACAAGCAGCATATCCTGTAGATCAAAATAATAAGTTCTGGCCAGCAGTGTCAAGAATTGATAATGTTTATGGAGATCGTAATCTTGTTTGTTCTTGTTCAAATTATTTTGAATCTAATGAGTAAATTTGTTATTGATGTCTACGATAATTTTTTTAATGAATCTGATCGCAATAGAATAATCGAAGAATTATCAAAACCAAAATGGAGTTTTTCTGGAGGAACTCTTACAAATCGTTTTTGGCATATAGATGATTTGGAACTTGAAAATTATTTCAGTGATTATCTTAAAAATATTATTTTAGATAAGTTAAATCTTAATGATGTAGAATGTTTGAGAATATATGCGAATGGTCAAACAGCAGGACAAGCTGGATACCCTCATACAGATGACGGACATTATACTTTTTTATATTTTCCAAATGATTGGCAAATTGATTGGCAAGGTCATTTACATTTTATTAATAGATCAGGACCTGAATATGAAGATACTTTAGAATGGAATAATTGGAATTTAGACAAACCCAAATTAAAAACTGATGAGGTAGTAAAAACTATTACATATAAACCAAATAGAGCAGTTTTATTTTCTGGCAATATATTACATTATGCAGGAGCACCACATAGACTACATGTTGGTTTAAGAACATCTCTTGCTTATAAATTTGTAAAAAAATGATTACTAGTTTTATTATTGCACTACCAGAAGAGGCAGAGGGTTTAAAAGGACATTCAATCTATTTGAGTGGTTGTGGTAAAGTAAATGCTACTATTGCCACAATGGAAGCGATAGATGCGGGAGCAAAAAGAATAATTAATTATGGAACTGCGGGTGCTGTTGGAGATATATCTGGATTAGTAGAGGTTACTGGATATGTTGATCGTGATATGGATGTTCGTCCACTTGGATTTAGATTAGGTCAAACTCCATTTGAAGAGGGTATTCGTATAGGTAGAAAAGGTCTAGTTGTTGGAAGTGGTGATTCTTTTGCAGTCGGTAAACCTGAGATAGAATGTGATATAGTAGATATGGAAGCATATGCAATTGCTAGAGTTTGTAAAAAATATGATGTAGAGTTTAGATGTTTCAAATACATATCAGATAAGGCAGATGAAAACGCTGCTTCTGATTGGAATGAAAATATAAGAAAGGGTAATCGACTCTTTCAAGAATTACTTTATAATGGAAAAATTTAATGGAATTAAAAGACTGGTTAAATTCAATTAACCAAACAAAGAAAAATTTAATAGATGAAGACCCTTCGATAGAGAAGGATTATCCTCCGTATATAATCAATCGTTGCTTCTCTGGACATTTAGATGCAGTCCTTTTTGCAAACGAAATGAATAAGTATAATTTCTTACCAAAGAGGATGCAATACGATTTTTATATAAATACCCTCAGAACTAAGAAGAGATTCTCTCCTTGGCTTCGTAAGGATATGGTCAAAGACCTTGATTATGTAAAACGTTACTATGGTTATAGTAACGAAAAAGCAAAGCAAGCATTGACTATTTTAACTAAAGAACAAATTGCTTTCATTAAATCGAAGTTTGAAACTGGAGGAACAAAATGAGTGTGGTGCAAGTGCCAGAGGTGAAATGGGCACCTGACAGAATGGTTGAAGTGGTTCTTGGTGAACCTGATGATTTTTTAAAAGTTCGTGAGACACTAACACGTATTGGTGTTGCCTCTAGAAAAGAGAAAAAAATATATCAATCATGTCATATATTACATAAACAGGGAAGGTATTATCTTGTCCACTTTAAAGAACTTTTTGCTCTTGACGGGAAACACGCTAACCTTACTATTAATGATGTTCAGCGTCGGAATCGTATTGCTCAGCTTCTTGCTGATTGGGGTCTCATAAGCATTGTAAATGTTGAAACAATCAAAGATATTGCACCTTTAAATCAAATCAAAGTATTAGCATACAAAGATAAGGGTGATTGGATACTCGAAACAAAATATAATATTGGTAGTAAAAAGAAAAAGGTAGAAGATAAAGAAGATTAATTTGACTTTAAACTATTTGTAATGAAAAAATTTATTTTTGATGTTGACGGAACTTTAACTCCGAGTAGAAAACAAATGCATGCAGGATTCTCTGCAGAGTTTCTTATATTCTGTTGTAAGTTTGATACTTACTTAGTAACAGGAAGTGATAAAGATAAAACTATTGAACAGGTTGGATCTGATATTTACAACCGATGTAAAAGAGTATTTAATTGTTCTGGATCAGATATTTACGATGGAAGGAATAGTGTTTATAGATCAGATTGGAGACCATCTGATGAGTTAATATCTTTTTTAAATGATGAGTTAGATTATAGTTCTTTTCCCATAAGAACAGGTGATCATATTGAACATCGACCTGGTGGAATAAACTTTAGTATTCTTGGTAGAGGTGAAGGTAATATGAATGGAAGAGATGAATATGTTAAATGGGATGTTAATACAAATGAGAGAAGAGACATTGCAAGTAGATTAAAGGATAGATTTCCAGAACTCAATGTTCAAATAGGAGGGCAGACAGGACTTGATATATCTGATAGTGATAAGAGTCAAATAATAAAATATTTTAATTTTGATGATGATCTTCACTTCTTTGGTGATATGATGGAAGAAGGACAGAACGATTATCCTTTAGCAAGAGCAGTAAAGGAGAGGCTCGGTAAAACGTACCATGTAAAGAATTGGGAGGAAACCCGACTATGGGTTAATCGGTTCTCCTCCGCATATGCAAATGGTTTAAAGTATAATTAGTATTGAATGCCGAAAGGGTTCACATTTTATACTCGCTTTTAAAGGAGAACAATTATGACAGCACTACAACGCTATCACTCTGAAAATTTACCAGAGTTGATGAAAATAATCAACAGAAACGGCATAGGTATGGACGATTACCTTGACCGATTTTTTAATGACGATTATTCATCAAACTATCCACCTTACAATCTTATTCATGTAAATAATGTTGAATCTGTGTTAGAGATTGCTCTTGCAGGATTTAGTAAAAAAGATCTAAAGGTTTACACTGAATATGGAAAACTTATCATCGAAGGAAAGAAAGAAACTAAGGAGACAGAATCCGAGTATGTCCATAAAGGATTGGCTCAGAGATCTTTCAACAGAGCCTGGCAACTCTCAGATGATGTTAAAGTCAGGGATGTCGAATTTAAGGACGGACTTCTTACCGTTAAATTGGGTAAGATAATTCCCGAACATCATGCTCGAAAAGATTATCTTTAAATAAATTACAAAGGGTTCTTGACGAACCCTTTTTTTATGCTATAATATATACAACACCTATTTTATTATGTCTATTAAACTGGCAGTATTGCAAGACCAAGATCAAGTTATTGCAGAAATAAAAGAAGTAGTAGATGAAGGTAAACCAATTGGTTACTTGTTTGCTAATGCTCATCGCATCATAACTGAAAAGCAATTTCTTGCTGAGAGTGATGACGATAGACAAATACAAATTACTTTATCTCCTTGGATTTTATTATCTGCTGATAAAGAAGTATTAGTCCCAAGACATCAAGTAGTGACTATTGTAGAACCTATAGATAGTCTTAAAGAAATGTATCTGGAGAAAATAAATGGAAGTGAGAGTAATAGCACTGACAAATAATCATTACATAATAAGTCAAGTTGATGAAGTTGCAACTGAAGATATAGGACAACCAGATTGTAAACTTGTAAAACCATATGTTGTTAATACAGAATCAGGTAAAACTATTCTTGAACCATTCATGATGGATCTCACAAGAGATGATACTTTTATGATGGGTTCTGACAAGATCTTGACATTAGCGATCCCAACACCTACACTGTTAGAACAATATCTAAATTTGATTGAAGAATGAGGTTTTACACCAACGTTCAAATGGTTGGAGATAACTTCTTAGTTCGTGGATATGAAGATGGTAAACACTTCATGAATCGTGAGAAGTTTTATCCAACTCTTTTTGTCAACTCTAAAAGAAAAAGCAAATATAAAACACTGACAGGAGATGTTGTTGAACCTATCAAACCTGGCA